GTTCATTGGATAATTTCCCGCGCTTCAATGTTTAGCTCGATCCGCCGCAGGCCGACATCGTTGACTCCCATCACCTCCAGCACTCGATCCGACTTCCCCGTTTCCTGCAGCAGCAGTCTGGACTTCGTGGTCACCGAATCCAGCCAGGGCAGGGCGATCCGGTAGGTAATTTCGCCACGGGCGACGTCAACGGTTTCGAGCTGTGAGGGGTCGGCAGCCTCGATATGGCCCAGCACGGTCGCTGCCGTAGTCCAGGTCTTCGTCGACTGCCCGTATGAATCGACGCTGGTGGCGTAGTTCTGCACGGCAAACTGGTGCCGGAACATGCCACGCGGCGTCATACAACGGGCCTTTCGTGCATCAGGGCGACCAGCATCTGTGCCGCCTTGCCCTCGATGGCGCTGGTGCTGTCTCCGCGGTCAGCGTAGAGCCGTGTCGCCAGTTCCAGCACTGGCAAAATTGCTTCCGTTGACTCTCCAGTAGACCAGCCGATAGATACGGGGCGCGCAGCACCTTCAGGAATGATCAGAACCTGCCGTTGACCTTCGTAATGAATGTCGGGCACCTCAAGGGTGGCGCTGCCATCCTCGGTGTAGAACGGACTTAGTGGCGTAACAGGCTGCGGGTAGGGATAGAACGGCACGTCCCCCTCTTCGCTCAACTTCGCAGTGCGATTAGCGATCTGAGCTGAAACGCCAGTAGCGCGCTCCCACGCTTCGATAGCAGCAGGCAGCAGAATCGACGTGATGTACGAATCATCAGCGCTGTGATAGATCCGCGCATGCGCCTTGAAATTGGCTAGGCTGATGGCTGCTGGCATTGTGTCACCTGAAACAGGGCTGGGGGTTTGACCCCCCAGCCCTGCGGAATGGAGTCAGATCAGACCGATCCGGCGATGATCACGCCGCCTGCCTTGTTGTCCAGAATGTGAGCGTCTGAACGGAACACGCTTTCGAATCGAACTTCCCCGTTCAGGGAGCGGATGTACGGATTGACACGGAACGCAGCCTGCTGACGGTCAACGATGCGATAGCCGCGACGAAGATCGCCAAAGAAGACCATCACACGTTCCACGGATCCAGAGAACACAGGCGCAAACTCAGAGATGTACACAGGGCGTCCCAGCAGCTGCCCGACCGATCCGTCCTGAATCATCATGCCGTTCATGCCGTCATAAAGGTATGAGCCTGCGGTGCTTGCCTTCGTCTTCAGCAGGTCACCCCAGGTCCCAGCTGCCATGATCCACACAGCCGACGAGAGGTAACCAGGTGCCAACCTGCTGTACATCGTGATGCAGTCGTCAAAAGATGGCTTCGTACCCGGACCTGCGGTGTAGACGCGGTTGTTCGAGTTCCAGGCGGCTTCGATGAAAATGCCGTCCTCTTCGGTGGATCCACCGATACCAGTCGCGTACTTACCCTCGCGGTACCTGCCGTGCGCACGAGCATGATCTGCGACCACTTCCGCGGCGACATCGACCACGGAATCGTTCAGGAGCTCTTCCGTAACGTCCGTGTACGCGGTCGCCTTGTGGGCAACGAATGACGTCTTCGTGGTAGTGAAATTGGATTCGGTGTACGCGGCGCTTTCCGCTGTGGCGGTCACCGTGGTCCGCCCATTGATGACCGGAATGTCCAGGTTAGTCGGGAAGCTCTGAACCGTGGCGTTCTGGCGGATCACGTTGTTGAAGTCGAGGTTCTTGATGAACTCGCCAGTTTGCTGGGTGACCGTGAAGTTCCCAGCGGTAGCTGGCGTCCCAACGGTCAGCGTCGTGCGAATGTCCAACTCATACGGGGTGCCATCACGACGCTGCAGGTGCTTGTGGAAGTCGTTCAGCACCGGATAGCCGCGGCGCTCAGCACGAATCAGGTTCGATCCAGCGGCCTTGACGGCGTCAAGACGGCTGCGAACCGACAGGTTTGCCAACTGGCCATCGATGGCGCGGATTTCTTCTTCCACAGCATCAAATGCCTGCACAGCCTGTGGGCTGGCTTCCGTGGCGTAACGCTCGGCGTCAGCGACCAGCTGCGCGCGCTTTTCAGTCAGGGTCTTTACGTCCATCGCTTCAGTTCTCCTAACCGCAGCCGTAGAAAACGCCCCACCAGGGCGTTCTGTTGTGCGAAGCTCCGGACGCTGGCTGCGGTCGTGGCGTAGGCCGGGCTATGAACTAGGGACACTTCGAACAGGCGCGCGCGGGTCACGAATCGCTTGCCGTCGCGCCATTCGTCTTTGTCGGCCAAAAAGCCGAAACTCATGTTTTGGTAGATGCCGTCGCGCAGCAGCACGCGCATGTCCTGCCCGTCGCGGGTATCCGGCAGTCGCGCAGCGAAACGGACGCCTTCGTCGGTTTCCTCCAGCGACAGCGTGCTCGATCGAGTGTCTGCCAGCACTCTGCCACCGTCGTGTTCCACCAGCAGACTGACGTTCCGCGCGCCCAGATCCGCGGAGAATGCACCTCGCTGGATCTGCTCGATGAACGGAAGCGGTTCGCTGTCTGCGCCGTAGGGGATAGCCAGACCACTGACCGTGTTTCCGGTCACGTCGGCACGAATGGCATAGGAACGCCGCTCAGTCTGCATCGGGTGACTCGCTCTCTTCGTCTTCGCGATCGGCATCCGCCTGTCCGGCAGTGGTGTCCAGCCGGACGCGCAACTGGTCAGCGATCGGGTCCGACACCGGGGGCATGCCGATGAACCAGCGCGCATCGTTGGGGGTCAGGATTCCCGACTCCACCAGCTTCGTCAGTTCCTTCGCGGTGTCCTTCATCGTCCCACGCAGCAGTTCCTGCAGATCGTGTTCGATGCGATAGCCGGGGAACAGTTTCTGCTGCAGTTCCGCCTCGATCCGCCGCGCCCAGGGGCGCAGCGTCTGGTCCACCAGCGCGCGCTGGGCATCGAGCGTGATCTGGGTGCCTGCTTCGCTGGCCGCCAGGAATGACAGTGGGACGTTCAGTGCGCGGGCAATTTCGCCCATCGCCGCGGTACGGGCAGCCGTCAGGGCTGCCAGGTCATCGGTACCACTGACGCCCTCGATGCTGCCGCCACCGTCGATGATCAGGGGTTCTCCAGCGCCGCCGCTGCGCGAATGCTTCGCCTTCCAACTTGCCAGAATGGACTGCTTCGCCGTTTCGCTGATCGGGGTGGGGAACTTGAAACTCAGCCGACGCGACGTGCCTGTCTTCGCCATCGATGCCGCCCAGGCATCGAGGTTCGCGACCAGTTCGAGCTGCATTGCGCATTTGTCCAGGGGGCTTTCGCCCAGCATCGCCCAGCGCGAATAGCCGGACTTGATATGCAGCAGGTCGCTACTGCCGATCGGCTGACCGTCCAGCAGGTAGCGATACGGGTCGGCTGACCAGTCGATGGCAATCCGGCCACGGTCGATCGGCAGCAGTTCTGCCACTTCGCCGCTGTAGGTACGGGCCAGATAGACATAGGCATTGCCCTGGCTGAACGCTTCCGTGATCATCCATCGCCGCAGGTCCCAGCCGTTGACCATTTCGGTCGCCCGACCAGTAAACAGGCTCAGGGCAGCAGGCTTGACCTCAGTGTCGGCGCTGTCATAGGCACAGATGCTGACGCTGGCCAGCATGCTGCCGACGCCCTCGATGGCACGCTGCACGCCGGGGATAGCCTCGATCGAACTGGCCGACGAATCGACCAGCATCGAGGCATCGAATCCTCCAATGAAATAGCGGCGCAGCGATGACAGTAATCCCATCGCCTTCCCCAGTCTGAGTCCTGTTTTTTCCTGTCAAGGGGTCAGCGTGACATTTCCTGTCACTTTCCCCAAATATCCGCTAGATGGCGGACAATATGGCACCACCGTCGAATAGTGCCACTGGTGGCACTAATCACGGGCACGATTAGTGCCAATGCGTGACAGCGATTAGTGCCACTGGTGGCACACCTTCAGAATGAACAGAAGGCGATGCCGCTCTAGCGCGGCACGCCAAAAGAAAAGACGCGGGCAGCGCTGAAGCTGGCCCGCGCCCTGAGTATCTGCACAGGCATCATATCGTGATGATGCCGCTGGGCGCAATCCACTGCTGCGACCTTCCCCGCAATTCCCACAGTCGGGCCGCATTGACCGCCGCCACCACCGCGTCAATGTTCTGAGTAGTCCGTCCCTTGACGGGGCGCTGGCCCCCATTGTTGTCTGTCCACAGAACCGCATTCCTCAACTGGTGGACCAGCACGGGGTCATCGTGATACCGCAGGTGCCTGCCGTTCAGTAGGAACTTGAAGGTCGCCCAGGCTGGCGCAGCCTCCCGCTGGGCCTGACTCCGGGACTCCACAGGCAGCCCCAGCCGATCGATCAGCACCGACGTCACCCAGTGGCGCGTCCAGCCCACTTCGTCCACGCCAACGGTTTCGAGCTGCAGGCAGTCGCGCAGGATGGCTAGACGCTGTTCCACCCCCTGAAAATCAATCGAATCCGTACCGCTGTGTTCCACCAGTCCCTGCTGAACCCAGTCATACAGCCAGGGGCGCTCCGATCGCATCTGGTCTAGGTTCCCGGCACAGAATGACCAGGTACGCAGCAGGCCGTATTCCCCCGCATCGACCACCACCGCCACGCTAGACAGGTCAGCGATGCCCGAATGCGCCACCCCCAGCGACAGGTCAACGAATGCCCAGGCGCGCCGACCCCTGACATCATCCAGTTTCCAGTCCCACCGCTGGCGCTCCAGAACGGCAGCATCGAGCCCTACCTGCGTCAGGCCGCCGCCGGGAAGGTTCAGGTACTGCGTTCGGAAGTTCTCGATGCTGGCAGCCTGATCACCCAGGGTGGCAACCAGACTGCTGATCGTTTCTTCCGTGATATTCCCCCTGCCGACCAGCAGCTGCGGATTCGCCTTGCGCCACTGCTTTGGATCGCGGATATCGCAGCCGGGGTCCGCCGCCCAGTGGTGGACCGCCCAGTCTTCGCGCAGCCCAGACCCCACCAGCGATTCCTCAGCCGTTCTCCGCCAGTGCGCCCAGGGCAGGCTGACGTCGCCGTCAGCCGTGGTGGTCATCAGCATGATGCCGTGGGGCAGTTTCGCGCTGGCCGTGATCAGCCGGGACAGGAAGTCCCCCGGCAGCCGGGCCGCTTCGTCAGCCAGCACCAGATCGGGCGTCCAGCCGTCCGCCCGTTTAGGGTGGGTGGCGATGATCCGCAGTTTCGCCTGCCCGTGATTGATGCCGGGCTGCTGGTTATTGTTGACCGCTTTCCACTTGCTGTGCTTGCCGTCCGCTGGGTGGTGGATGGTCGCCAGCACGTCCGATGCCATACGGGCCTGCTGGAGGCCCGTAGCGGCGCTCAGGACCAGCCGGGCCTGCTCGGGGTCACGCATCACCCAGCCTGCCAGCAGGGCCGCCAGGGTGGTTTTCCCGTGGCCGCGCGGGACGCTGAAACTCACGATCCGGCAGGGGACGTCCCGGCAGATCGTGTCCGCAACCACGGGCCACCAATACGGGTAGCATTCGATCCCCTGCGGTAGGCTGGCAGCGAACTGGTCGGCGATGTCCTGGCGGTATCCGCCACGCCTAGCGCGGTC